CGAAATTGCCCTTGCGTGCTGGCATGGAATCCATACCTGTACGAGTTGGAGCACCCTTGCCTTTAAGGAATGATTCTAAAGCAACTACGCGAGCTTCTTTAGGAACTTCCAAGCCAAGCTTTTTGCAGCCATACTTAGCCATTTTGTCCAAATCCATATCTGCATGGTCAAACGCACCGATATGTGAGGAGAGCTTATTGTATAGCTTAGATTTCATAACCATATTGGCTTCAACAGTACGAGCAATTGCTGCTGCGTCCATGCCTTCAGCACGTTGGCCTTCTTTTTCTTCTTTCTTTTGGCCACCTTGGACGATTGGATCTTCTTCTTCTTCGTCTTTAGTTTCGCCTGGCTTCTCTTCGTCGCCATCAGGTTTGGTCATATCTTCGTCTTCAACAGCTTCCATACCTGCTGAACCATATTGTTGACCAGTTAATTCTTGGATTTTTGCTAATTTAGGCATGACTTCTTCAAGGAATTTATGAACTTCCTCAAGAGACATATCCTGCTTTTTTTCGCTAACCTCAGCGACTTTGTTTTCTTCAGCCATGTTTAAAAACTCCTTGTTATCTACGGTGAAAGTGAAATGATCTAAAACTGCTACATCCGGACCCATGCGTCCATTCCAGACAAGGGCCAAATGATTACCTCGAATATCCCGTTGCACATAGTCATACTTTACCCCATCGTAAGTACCTGGAGCGTATTCGTATCTGCAACGGTATCCGCAGGATAATTCTTTTTTACCATTAGCAATGAGATTTGCCATTGCTTCGGAAAATACTTTAATATTGCCTCTAAGCGTTTCGCCATCAAAATGCACATCCTGACCAATAACACCTTGTACGCTTTTTTGCTCAGAGGGGGTCAACCCAGCATCTTCTCTTCCTAGCATTACATGGTTATCAATCCAAGGTATTAACTTAAAGGAATCAATACATTCTTGAGTGCCAAGCTCTTCAGCTGGTCTATACACCATGTATATACGATCTTGATCGCATTCTGGTGAAACTGAGCGGCCCGAATAAGGAAATACTCCCACCATGGATAACGGATTGTCTTTTACTTCAAACCAGCCGTTGGTATCATATTCACGCTTATCCATACCCGAAGCATTAGCTTCAGCCGCTTCCGCAATTTTTTCTTCGTCGCCATCAATTTTGGGGAACAAGTCTTCTGGTGCATTCTCTATAGTAGCCCATACAAAGTCGCTATGCTCTTCGTTGAGCTCAGGCTTAAATTCACCATCATTGCACCCAAACAAACGCACCTTGCCTTCGGAGTAGATCAACTGAAGACCTGTCTCAGGGACGTGCATGATTTCTTCCCGAGATTCACGAATTGCCCCTTCAATGGCTGATTCGCCATCCTCAACGTGACCACCGGGAAAACCCCAAGTATCATCTTTAATGCGTTTCATCCATAAAATTTTGTCATTATCTGTATATACAATAAAAGCTACTATTTTAGAATCCGGTTCTTCTTTTAAATCCCGCTTATGGGATTCTTTCATTTCTTTGGTTTCTACTTCATCCACGCCATGTGTTTTACGTGCGTTGGAATAAGCAATAGCAACTGACTGTTTTGGATCGTGACCCGCTTTAACCAACTCACGAATGTTGTTTTGTATAACTTCTTTGGAGTATCCAGATTGTAATGGCATTAGCACACCCTTCCTGTCTGTACTGGAATGTTTGTTACGTTTAATAATACTGTAGCTTCTCTTGTGTTGCCTTCGGATGTGGCAAATAAAGCTCTAATTGTGTAAAGCTGATTTACTTGAGGCGTGGGAATAATGCCCCCAGAAATTTGCACTGAAATAACTTTACCTATATCAGCTACTGTGCCGTCAGGAAAAGTAATAGGATCAGCATTGATTGCTGGACCCAATAAACTTAAACCCACTTGATCAGCAGTAACCGAAGTAACTGACGTAATGGTTTCTAAAGTATCTAGGATATAAGTGCAGTCAATATCATAGTAAATTGCTTCGGAGGTCCGTTTTTCTAAAATGTAACTATTCATGAGCTTGCCAATAATCCTGTCTTGGTGAAACTTGCCAATAATTTTGTCTTTGGGCTACTTGCCAATTTGTCGGTCTTGGCGAAACGTGCCATACTAAGTCCGATTTTTGGAAAATAGGCGCACAAACATAAATATCTACTGCATTGCCTTGTTCTAATACTGCCACTATGACATAAGTTGTGCCATTAGTAGAATCTTGCGCCAAAGCTGCTTCGCTAATATTAGCTGAAGCAATCAATACTTGGTTAACTAAATCTTGCGCTAAACCAGCTTCTACAATATGCGCCTGAGCAATCATATTAGCAGTTAAAGCATCTTCTGCATTAGCGGATTCAAGCATCTGAGCATAAGCAGTCATTTGCTCGCTTACTGCATCTGAAGCTAATCCTGACTCGGCAATAGCCAATAAGGCAATAGCATTTTCTGTTTGGTAATCAATAGCTATACCAGCTTCTATTACCGTTAAATAAGCTACTACATTTTGGGAAACGCTATCTTGTGCGTTTCCTGTTTCAGTAACCGTTACCGAAGAAATCATATTTTCTGAAATGGTATCTATTGCATTGCCCAATTCCGTAAGACTTACCAATGCAGAAATTGTTTCGGACTGAGTATCTAAAGCATTGCCAAATTCATTTATGGTTAATGAATTTAATGTTAACTGAACATCAGATGCGACCCCTGATTCAGAAATTATTGAATTAAATAAATCGCTTGTAAACCATCCAGTTACATTACTTACGATAATGTTGTTTTGATTAGAGGGGGCTTGCCATATTCCGCCTGTTGCATTGTTATCTTGAATAGAAAGATAAGACACATTAACCGTTCCCGAAGACTGACTAATGGTCGCTTGTGTCCCCGGTACAGTGCTTTTAAGATATTTAAGCGTAGTCCCAGATGTAGCAAAAGTACCCACAGTGTTTGTTACCCCTGCTTTTAATTGAAGCGTACCTGCGCTAAAAGTAAAGATTCTTGTAGAACCTTGAGTTAAAGCGTCTTGAAACTGATATGTTGCAGTTCCACTAAAAGTCAATGGAAAATCTAATGTTTTTCCTGATGTAGTAATTTGCTGTGTGCCTGATGTGCCTAAAAACGATATTGTTGCTGCACCTGATGTGCAAGTCATTCCGCTAGAAATGGTTAAATTTCCATAAATACTTCTTGCTAAGTTACTTAATGTTCCAGAAAAGCCAGTAAAGTTTAAATTGGTAAATACTGATACGCCACCAGTTGTAACTATATCGCTACCAGCAGATACATTTAAGCTAATTTGGTTTCCTGTTGCAGTACCAGCAGTAAAAGTTCTAGTGCCAGTAGAGCCAGAATAAGTTGCGTTTACTGTTGGTGTACCAGTTATTGTTAAATTAGTTGGGGTAGAAGTTGTCCAAATAGTTGCACCACTACCAGTTAAAGTAATGTTACCTGTGCCAAAAGCAATAGAGCGAGTATTTGAGTTAGATGAACTAAATAGCCCGCAAGTTAAAGTTTTATTATTAAGGTCTAGTATTCCTGTATTAAAAGTAACTTGTCTTGCAGAAGCAATTGTCAAAGCGTCTTGAAGTTGATATGTTTGAGTGCCACTAAAATTAATTGGCACATTAAATGAAACACCGTTAGAAGTAATATTTTGCTGCACCAATGTAGAGGAAAAAGTTGTTCCTAATGTACCATCGTTGCAAGTCATTCCTGTGCCAAGGGTTAAAGAACCATATATTGTTCTTCCAATATTAGTTAATGAGCCTGTGAATCCAGTAAAGTTTAAGTTTAAATAACTACCGTTTGCAGTTATTACATCAGAGCCAGCAGAAATGCTAATGCTAATGGCATTGGCTTCGGTTGCAGTATTTGGAGCAATAACTCTTACCCCAGTAGAACCACTATAAGTAAATTTAATAAGTGGCGTTCCAGTTACAGAATAAGTAGATGCCCCTGTAAATATGGTTGTTCCACTACCACCACAAGAAATAAACTGACTACCAAAAGCCAATGTTCCTGTAAAACCAGTCATTGTTAATGTACTGATTGTTGGGTTATATCCAGTTCCTAAGGTAACAGTATTTGCGCCTGAATTAGCATCAAAGAAAACAGTATCGGCAGATGTAGGGGCTAATTGACCGCCTACACCGCCTGAAGTTAAAGCCCATTTAAGCCCAATGGTGCCATCCCAAGTTGCTGTTCCACCAACCCAATATCTATTTGCCATTGATTATTTACTCACTAAAAAAGCAATTAAGTATGATGTTGCCATAGGTAGCACAACATCTAATACTTTGTATTTGTCCCATGTCCAAGGAAATAGTCCAGCAGTCCATACAGTTGCATGAGACTGATTTGGATTTGTTTTTGCTTCATCTTCACATTCAATTAATTTACGAGAATAGAAAAACACCACAACAGCATAAGCACCAATCCAAAAATTAAAGAAATAGGAAGTAATGAATTGAATAGGTAAAGCTACCAATATATGAATAAAACTTAAATGCCAACGAGCAGAAGTAATCCAAATTATTAATTTATTCATCATATTGCAACAGTTCCATCTGGATAACACCAATTAGCACCATTGCTAAATACTAAATGTTTATTTCCTGAAGGATTGCTAACATAAGCAATACCTGCACCATAACTAGAGGCAGCAGGTAAAGTAGATAAAGTAAATATTGGAAAAATAACTGGAGAATTTACAAATACAACGGCATTTTTTGTGCCATTAATATTAATATAACTTTTTAAAGCTCCGTTTGAGTATGTTGCAAAACCTAAAGTTACATTTTCAGCCCCTAAAGCATTGCTATCAAGAGAGGAACTAATTTTTGAATAAACTAATTCTGCGCCATTTGTATTTAATCCAGCATTTTCAAGACCGCCTAAAGGAAAATTAGTTAGTGCTGAAGCGTATTCGGTTGGCTTTCTTAAAGTTCTAAAAATAGGAGATGTAACATCATAATCACCGTAATCTACTAAATTATAGTAATTTGCGCCCGTACCGCCTACAGGTGTAACTGCCGTTACTACTCCACCTGCAATAGTAATATTAGCTTGCGCTCCTTCTCCTGTACCTGTAATAGAGCCTAAAAATACATTATTATATTGTCCATTTGTATACCCAGACCCAGGAGTAATTGCTCCAAATCCAGTAATTGAACCATCAGGAGTATGAATAGAAGACACTAAAACAGAGAATCCAGAGCCAGTTCCGCCAATAGCAGCTACATTTTTAGCTGTTACAGAATCACCTACAGCGTAACCAGTTCCTGTCCAACCAACCCCACTAAAAGCAAGATAAGTAATAATTAATACATTATTAGGGTCATATGCTTTTATATTTGTTTGTGGCGTATTAACAATTCTATCTCCTGTCCAAACACAACCTGTAGAATAAATTGAACGATTTGTTACTGCTGTATTTGTTCCTGTATGTGTTTCTGTTAAACAATATATTGAAATACCAGCATGGTTAAATGTATTGTTATCAATGGTTACAGAATATGTTTGACCATATAAATAAACCCCAGTTGCAGCGTTGGTGGTGCTTGTGTAATAGCCACCGCCTACATTTCCGATGTAATTGTCTTGAACTTTTATATCTGAACTATCGTTTACAAAAACACACGCAGTTAAATTTGTAGCAGTTGATGGATAGCCAGTTGTTCCTGCCCATGCTGCATTTGCGGGCCATAAAATATTATCGCTAATTAATACTTGTTCATATTGATTAATGTTTATTCCATAACGCCTTGCGTATATGTAGCTTCCTAAAACTTGGAACACATCAGGATGATTTACTGGCTCGGAAGTATAGTTCATGTTAATAGTAATACCATCAACACAACCAGCAATAGATGAGTTAGTAAAATAACCGCCTTCAGGTCTGCCTTGAGCACCAACTACAGTAGCTTGTCTTGTATGATTAACGCCTGTTTGCCACAAACCTGAAATGTTGCAATTTAAAAACATTGGAACATAACAGTTATCCATATGAATTGCATCTATCATATTTCCTGTGTAATTAAACGCAGTGTATGTTGAATCCATTGGAGAAGCAATGGTGGTATTTTGAATTGTTGGTAGTTTTAACCTTTGAAGGTAAATTCCATAAGCCCATACTCCTTGTTGATTTATTGCTAAACCTTCATTTGTAGAATCAGAAGCAATTAAAACATTATTTATATAAACTTGCGGTCTATTTGTATTTTCACTTTGAAATGGATTTGTAGGTGTTCCATTAATAAATCCAATCCAAATAGCAGTACCATTGTTTTGTCCTGTGTTTCCATTTGCATTTATTGTGGAAACAAATTGCATATCTTGTATTTCAACACGGCTTTTTAAATGTTGAACTTGAATATAAAAAATACCATCTGTATTGCTTGCGCCAGCAATAAGTTTAGTTGATTGTGGACCAGCACCTTTAAGAATTAACCCATTATATAAATATTGAGTTCCAGTTGAATCTGGCAAAGTTACATTAATTTGTGAATTACAAAGGTATTGACCCGGAGGAAAATAAATTTCTTGAGCAATATTTGGTGTTGAGTTAATTGCAGAATTAATAGCATTAGTAATGGCGGTAGAACTATCTGTTAATCCCGTAGGATCAGCACCAAAGTCTAATACGGAAATTTGTTCTTGAAGTTTTGTTTCAACAGTTGTGTTTACTGCTCCGGTACCGCCCTCATTATAAATAACTTTAGTTGCAGCAATACCATTAGTTAAATTTAATGAGTCTGCTGAAAGTGTTGTAAACGCACCAGCATTAGGAGTTGTATTGCCAATGGTCGGAGGAGCTGCAAAATAATTAGAGAATCCTGTTCCGTTGACGGTTGAAGAAGCAGATAGAGTTGTGAATGCGCCAGCATTAGGAGTCGTATTACCAATAGTCGGAGGAGCTGCAAAATAGCTAGAAAATCCTGCACCACTGACAGTTGAAGAAGCAGAAAGTGTTGTGAAATTACCAGTACCAGCCGTAGTTGCACCAATACTAGAAAAGTTTGCTGCAGATCCTTGGAGAACAGATTTGCTTGCAGGAAAGTCACACCAAACATATTGAGTGCCAGTATTAAAGTTAATTGTACCCCCGCCATTAGAGGATGAATAAACCGTAGTACGGGTTAATTGAGTTCCTGTGGAGTCTAATGCCCCAAGACCTACCTCCCAATTCGTACCCAGTTGATCTGCAATAACATAGAAAGTCGTGTTATTTGCGCCAATACCTGTAGAAAAAGATTGGTAGCCACTAACTGCACCCAGTAGCGTAGCTGTACCTGTACCCGGTGAATTTGTCGTTTCTTGAACCCTGTCTGCTACAGTAAACATTTATTGCTCCAATCTTTCTTTATTAAACTGCAGCGATTTCGGTTTCTTTGAAATAACGTTGTTGGTCATTACCGTCAGCATCTTTATAAGAAACTAACACAACGATTTCACCAGTGTTCTCATCAAAGGAAAACTTTTCAACAGTTCCAACGATAGGAGCTGTAATAACTTGAGATACTTCTTGACCTTGAGTAAATGTAGGCATGATTTATTCCTTAATTATAATGACAAACTGTATGATACTTGGACTACGTTACCGCTATTAACAGGTTGATTACCACCAGTAAATGCGCCAGCAGATAGCAAAGTACCTGCAGTACTCATCAAAGTAGTAACTGCGCCAGTACCGTAAGTGATAAATGCGCCAACTAGAGTACCTGCGCCAGTCATTGTGAAGCTTGTTGGAGTGCTTGTGGAAATTGCGCCAGCAGAAGCAGTACCAAAAGCAGGGGCAACACGAGCAGCAAAAGTAGGAGCGTTAGTAGATCCAGCTTCAGTCCAGCCAGCATGAGAAGCCATTGTGTCGGCTGCTGCAACTGCTGTATATGAAACGCTAGAGATCAAGCCCATATAAGGACCTGTTACGGTGTAAGCTGATCCAGTCAAAGCTGTCTGCAGCATCAGGTTTTTACCAAGGGTACAAACTACGTTATCGATTTTGTCTTTCCAAAGAAGGGGTCCGCCTTCATATTCAAAGCACTTGAAAGTGTAAACACCTTCAGCTTGGGCAGACTCGCTCATACCAGCAATAGAGGCAATGCTCATATTGGCTGACTCTACTGGATTTAATTGATCTTTCATTTTCGTTCCTTATTCGTCTAAATCAAAGTTGATGATTGGTTTATAAATACACCTGCAATTAGGTAAATCTCCCGGTAATCCTCGTACTTCGTTTCCATACATTTCACCTATTACGGGAGGATCGTCGAACGAATACTCATTACCAGACATTTTGATATGGTCCAAACGTGGAGCTTTACCGCCTCCTGAATGAATCCACACAAACTTTTTAACTCCTAAGGTTTGTAACCTTGCAGTGTTAATGGACTGATAAGCTTTTCTTGTTTGATCTGCTGCTGTTAAGCGTGCGCGTTTAATATCGCCATTATATTTCTTAGTAAGGTATGGGACTAAGTCTTTCATACCATTACCAGTAGTAATGCTTCGCATAACTTGTCCTTGTACATCGCCAAGAAATCGTTCTGGTATGCGTTTAATCAGCATTACTGCTTCTTGTGTACTTGCTTTAATGACTTCGTTTAAACGCTCATTAATTAATGTAGTGTCTATCTCAAAGTCTTTACTAACTTCTTTAAGGGATAAAGCTAAAGTCACTGAAGAGTTCTTAAGCGTACGTGCGATCATGCGATCCACTATACTTTTAGCAGTATCATCAAACCGCTTGGACCATTTACGCAAAAGCCAATTCAAAATAATTCTTGCTTGACTTGTTGTAGAAGCATCCATAGCAGAAGTAAAGCTTGTATCTTCAAATACTTTAGTAAGCTCCCGTAATGCGTCGCGATACATCAAACCGATCAACTTAGTAATAGGTTTAGCAAAGTCTGCGGATATTCCTGCATTCGGTCTTAATGCTTTGCCTATTGCTCCGTCTTTAGAGATAGGTTTGCGGATTGGCATGTTTACTTCTTATTTGGTTCTTTTTTTTCTGATTCTGTTTTAGGTAGGTAATGTTCTTCTTTATCTTGAGCAACTGCAAGCTTTTTACCGATTGAGCCACCGCCTACTTCGGGATCATCAAATTTTTGGTCTTGAGTATCAAGTAAGTCTTCATCAGCAAGTTCTTCGCCTTCATCAGGCATATCTTCATCAGCTAAGCCCATTTCATTGTAGCCAGACTGTTTATCAGTGGCAATACGTTGGCGCTCATCCTCACTGGATAATGCACCTGAAGTGATTAACACTTGACCAGTTTGAGCTTTGCTCAAGTTGGTTGCAGCCAATTCCTCTGCAGTAGGTGTATCGAGTGGCAACCAGTTAAGAGTTGTTTCAACGTCCATTTTTATTTTGAGTTGTGGCTCAACATAAGCTTTCATAACCAACATGTGATGGCGTTCGGCTAATGGAGTTAAGTCGTTGCTTTGCAGAGACTCAAGCATTTCGTGATAGCTGGCTTCCTCGTATTCTCCAGTAGCGTTGAAACCTTTAGGGGAAGTACCAAGGAGCTTGGTAGCTGGAACTCCCGCAATAGCGGCTACCAACTGGTATTGAGTCATAATTAAAGCATCAAAGTCTGCTAACGAAGTATCGAATTGATTAAATTCATCGCCTTCTTTGTCGCCAATCTTGATGCCATAGTTATCTCTAAACTGTGACCAAGTTTGCAAACGACCAATAGCGTCATTGGTATTAGCCATGACTGCTTCCATGTCAGTAAGCCA